CATTTATAATCCATCATTTCATCTAATAAGAATCCCATATTCCTGACATCAAAGAACTTTAATTGGCAATGTCCGTTCTTATCTGTCGTTAAGTAGCGTGCTACCCTATCAAATCCTGCTCTTTTGTCGTTATTGGCTCTCTCCCACTGTATGCCATACTCTTCCCATTCATCGGCAATAGAGTAACCGTCCCTCTCCGTCCTATTGATAGAAGGATCTGCGATAAACTCATAGTCCATACCAGTCTCCAATCTATCTTCTACCATCGGCACTATCTCATCAATTCTCATCTCATCGCCATAAATTATATCATAGACAAAGATATTCTTCTCGTCATCTACGGCTGCAAATAGTATGCAGGTCGGGTTTTTGTAACCATAGTCGTAAACCACATATCTATTCCACCACTTGGGCATTTCAAAGGGTTTTATCACATGAATCTTTTCGTCAAACATCGGATAGACCAAACCTGCAAAATCATCCCAACTGCAATATACATAGCGATTAACCCACATTGGAGGCATGGAGAGTAAATGTTTGATGTAGTCTGCAGGGAGGTGTGGGTTATCGCTATAAACCTTGACTTCTTCGTCTGTCTCAGGTGGAGGTACATCTGGTGTCCAAGTACGAGTTTCTATCAGTCTGTAGTCACCTTTTGTCTCATTTTGCTTTTTCTTATGCTGTTTGAACTTCTTCCATACCCAATCATGTCCTGCAGGGTTGCAAGTATGGAAACTACAACGCATAACACCTTTCTTTCTCAACTGACCTGCTGCAGCAATAAAGGTCTGCTCAGAAACCTCTTCTAACTGGTCAAAGGCATACCACCCTAGATTCATCGACTTAATACGCTGTATCGAGTCCCTAGAGTCATCTAAGGCCATATACACTATCCTTGAACCATTCTTAAAAATGATCTCTCTATCTTGAGACCTGTGCTTGGAAACAAAACCACCTGCTAAGTCCAGGAGTTGAATCAATGTCGATTTTTTGAACGCATCTAATACTTTTCGTCCCATTAGTCCTAAGTTATTCTCATACGCTGCACTCTGTTGGATCGCTTCCATGCACATGGCCTCGGTCTTTCCTGTACCTAAACTGCCTGCAAGCAAATGATGCTTGCTCCAACCTGTATATAAATGAAATTCTTGCTGATGTGGTAACGGATCAGTTGGAGTCCCATCTGGGAACTTATATGTAATTAATATATCGTCACTCATGCCTGATTCTTATATAACTCTTTCCAATCTATTGGTAAGCTACCGTCCGATTCCAAATCAAATATTTTTATCGCTGTGTCCACAATTTCCTTAGATTCTACTTTATCCAATCCGTATAAACTCCGTAATATGTCAAGTAAGAAGTCTCTAGGTGATAAATATTGAATGTTACCTTTGCTGTCTACGGCATATGGATAATACTTCATTTTATGTTCTTTATCATTTTACTACGCTCTTTTGGTGTAATTCCTGCGACCATGACATTTACTTGCGTATTATTGTTCTGCATTCTATCTCTGTACTTATGTGGATCTAACGCTTTTAATTGAAAGATACGCTCTGCTGTATTCTTTGCCTCTGAAGCTTGTTCATACGATAGTTTCTCTAATCCGTCTAAACGCTCTTGATTAAAGGACTTACGCAGAACATCCACAGCTTGTGCAAACTGAGGGTCGTTCTTCATTGCGTGCTGAATACTGCCGTAATAAAACCCCATCTTGTTTGCTGCTATGGACGGAAATCCGTGGCAATCAACCATTGTCTTTAAGAAAGCATCTTTTTTGTCGTCTGTAAATCGAACCTTTTGACTGGTGTCGATCTCTAGTGTTGATAAGAAGTTTGCATAGTATTTGTTGTCATGCAAGTTCTTCACTGCTTTATTGACGGCAGATTTCTCCATCTCCTTTGGTGATTTTTTTCTGTGTGCGTCTTTCAAATTGTTGAGAATATAGGATAGAAATATCATTAGATGAAATAGGTAATTCTTGATATTGTGAAATTTAAGGGGTCGATGTTTTGCTGAGAAATATGTACGGGGAGTAACATATATGCCCCTCGTCCTCAGCAATCTAAGGTATGGGGGGGGTGCGTATATAATAGAATGAGCCGTCCTCACCTCGGAACACATTATAAATAATAAAAGCCAATTCATTCCGTCCGTCCCTTTTAACTTCAATAATAGCTGCACTTATAAAGGATCTATTCAATTAATACTTTATAATACTTTCGCCTCGCCTCTAAGACTATCAATATATATAATTGTAAATAGTTCATTGTGTTGGCTTGTTTTGTGTGTAAGTTTAGGCAGTCAAAATAATCACAATCATAAACGCTTGAGGAGGCAAATATGAAAAACAAATATCAATTATTACAATTAATACAAGTTCTATACGAAGATAGATTTGATGAGCGTATGCCATATCAAACCTACTTATTATATAAAAGAATGAGCGTAAAGGCATTAAGTGAAAGATATAATAATGAAATTCTTTTTAAAGGGGGAAAGTAGGCGATGGAGAGAGAACAAATTCAGCAATTAAGAAGAAAAGGTAATTGGGTTTTACTCAGTAATAAATACCAATTAATTGCATATAGTAAGAATAAAAGCGAAATAATTAACAAGTCTAAAAGACATCAAAAAATATTCGCTCCATTAAAAAAAGTAATAGTTACAAAAGAACAACTTCAAAAATATGAATTAATTCAAGAGATAATTATTAATGAAATTTCAATTTAATATTTAACCAAAGGAGGCAAATAGTAATGCAAGTAGACATACAAAACATATCAAAAGAAGTCGAAGAGTTAGGTTTTACAGAATCAACTAGCTCTAATGACTTAGGAATTAATTTCGTACTAATAGAAAATAATTGCGATGATTACAATGAAATCAAAGTACACCTTGCAAACTCTTTAACTGATGATGGAGAGAACGAAGAATTTGACTATCATTGTATTACTTACGGACAAGACTTGTTAATTAATTATTGTTTGGATAATGATGAATTATTAAGCGTTCTCAAGAGTAATAGAGATTTATTAGTGGACCTACAATTAACTAAAGGAGACAAATAACATGAAACTACTAGCAACTAAAAAACAAATCAGAAACAATACACACGAAGATAATCTAATATCTGTAGGCTATTGCGACTTACAGAGATTATTGAAATTCAAAAATGCTTTCGCATATTCAAAAGGCGTTTATGGTTGGACTTGTGATTACTATGAACTAGAAAATAATAATGAGACTTTTATTGTTTCAACGGGTTACAACCCTATAGGAAAACAACCCCCTTATCAATTAGTCAGAGATTATGAAAAGAAAGCTGATGTAGTTATTTCAACTTCAAAAGATTATGAAGAAATGAAAATACAATTAGACAAATTGATTAATGAATTTTTAAGCAAGTTAGGAGCGTAAACAATGAAAACATTTAAACAATTTCAAAAGACTAAAAAGTTATTATCTAGTGCAAATGAAATAGATGCAAAAAGAATAATAGAGATTACAGGATATGAAGAACCAACAGATAACCCAAAATTCTTATTAGTCTATGATGGAGAGTTATATATAAATGCTGAGATGGATGGAAAGGGAGGTTGGATATATAACCTTTGTATCATTAAAGAGGAATGGACATCAAGTAATTTAGAGAAGTTAGAAAAAATATTGTATAAAGAGTGGTATGTTCATGAAGTTCATTATTGGGAGACCAACAAAAAAATAACAGAGAAGGCGTAAACAATGAATAAACTTTTAATATTATCAGCACAAAAAAGAAGGCTTTTAAGTAAAGTAAGCACACTTGAAGGCACAAGAGATAAAGCACAAAATAAAATATATGAACTATTACAACAAATAGAAGATTTAGAATTACAAATAAAAGAGGAGGCTTAAAAATGTACCTAGAAATCATTTTAATCTGTGGACTAATATTCAGTTTGCAGCAACTAAGAATCATTGATTTACAAGAAGATCTTAATCAATGGAAGAATACAAGTTTATTAAATCAAAGGGAGAAATATAAAAATGAAGTATGAGGTATTTTTTGATATTGGTTCTAAATATCTTATGTCAAAAATCGTAAGTGCAAAAAATAAAATACAAGCTTCTAACAAAGTACAAGCGTTGTTTAGTGATGAAATAATTATTAACAAAGTAATAAAAAAAGGATAATCGCATGAGCAAAATAAAAGAATACCATTTAAAACTAGAGGAAGAAGAGACTAGAGAAGAGCGTAGAAAGGCTCTATTTAGTAGTTTTTTTGAAAATCCTATGGTAAGTAAGGTTAATAATAAATTAAAGAGAAAAAGGAAAGATTAAATGAAGAAGTTCTCAAAAAAAGAATATCTATTATCAATAAAAAAATATCTTAGCTATGTTGGATTACAAAGTGATTCAATTCTATATCCATTTGAGACAATGACTAAAGAACAATTACACTCAGTGTTAGGGTTAGTTGCTTTAGTGAAAACAGAAACTGAAAAAGGAGAATAAATAATGACAATAGGAGGAGACCTATCGCACAATAAATGCGATAATTGTGATTCATTCCTGGTATGGAATGAGTTTGGAGATAGTCGTAGTGATGTATCGCAGCTAGAGGAAGTTTGCGAGGAATGTGAGGTAATAAATGAAATATTATGAAAATATTGCAAGTGAATTAGATGATCTTTTGATACAACATTCTAGGATTATTAAAAAAAGATGTAAATTAAATAAAAAGCAGATGTCTAAAGTAATTGATACTTGGTCTCAAGGCATAAGCATAAGATATTTAGAAATAGAGGAGGTAATAAATGAAAGCTAATAAATTAATTAAGTTATTAAAGAAACATAAAAAATATATAAAGCTATCTATTAATGATAATGAACATATAAATACCAAATTTGATGACTTGGCTATGGACATTGAGAAAAAAATATCTAATAATCTTGGACTAGAGTTAGATAGCTTTGGAAACATTTATAAAGAGGAGGTGTAAAATGAACATATTAACTAAAGAACAATATTGCTATTCAGAACTAAGAGATAGACTTATTCATTATCATGGAGAT